ACCCTTATTACCTCCAGCTTCAGCTTCAGATTCAGAGACTGAACTATCTTCTGAAGTTTCAGATCCGCTTTCAATAGATTCGGAGACATCAGCATCAGAATCTTCAGAATCTTCAGAATCTTCAGGAGAAGAGTTAGAGAATGACTCTTCGCCATCATCAGCAACTTCATCGCCGTCAACGTTTTCAAATGATTCTTCGCCATTTTCATTTGAGTCTTCAGAATTTTCAGAAGAACTTTCATCTTCTTCAGCGTCAGCGCCTTTATCGCTTGAATCATCTTTTTGATTTTGCTCTTTTTCTTGATCTTTACTAATTAAGTCTTTAATTTCATAATAAAGAGCTACAACGTCTTTAAAGGTTTCAGCCTTCATGCACTTGTTATAGATTTCAAGTTCTTCGTCTGAAAGAGGAATCTCGCGGTGAGGACCAATTTTTGCATGAAGATTAAGACGATCAATGAAGTTGAGCTCATCAATGTTCTTATCTTCGATTTTAAAGAGGTCAGACTCTACCAACTTTTTATATGCGCCATTGAAAATTCGTGGCATACCAGCATATTTCAATTTGATTAGACGCTCAATGCGAATATCTTCAACAATGTTAAGAATGTCAAAGTGAGCTCGACCTTCAGATTTAAGGAAGTTGTCAAACTCTTCATGCGGTGTGTATAAAGCGTGAGAGACTTCGTGGCCTACAAGCATGTCATACACAACCTTTCCTTGATCCTTCCAAACTGGAAGACCAAGCACACGATTTTTAACATCAAAGTAAGCCGTTGATAAACTCTTATCGTGAGTAACGGTAATGTTCTCAGTAGCCAACAGCTTGGCCAAGGAGGACTGATTTTGAAGATCTAATATTTTTTCCATACTCTAAACAACTGATATACCTATATTATACCACAGTCTGGACAATTGTACACCCGTTTTATCTTGTTGATTGTCAGATACTTATGCACTTTTTAAATAAAATGATAAGAAAAATTAAAAAATTGTGGCTAAAAGTCATTCAATGTGGGAGACAATTCAGCGATCAACTCCCTTTCTCGGGAGTATGCATTCTGACGACCTCGTATGACTTCTAAGATCTCACATTGAACAGCTTCTTGTGTTTCACGCAGGAACTTACACATCGTCCATTCTTTGTTCTCGTTATGGGCACGAGAGATATGCTGCTTTAGGCGCAGCTTAACCGACTTTTTAAAGGCTCTTCCACGAGCAACTGTTAAACCGATATATGATTCTTCTCCTCCCGTAATACGGTAGAGGACATAGTTTCGATCGCTTCTTCTTTTTCTATTAGCCATTTACACTATTATTATACCATATATATTAATGGTGTACACTAGTGTATCTTATTGACTATCAACGACTTATGACATCTTTACAAAAAACTATATGAAAATCACAAAATTGAAGTTATACTGATTCATTAACACTAATTTGACTAAAGTTATTGACCTTCTTAAATTCAATTTTGCTCGGGAATTTACCATCAAGAACATCCTTCTTATGTGAAATAATAAAGACGTTAGTGTCTTTCTTAAGACTATATAGAATTTTGAGAAGATTGTCTACGCCATCTACATCAAGAGATGAGTCAAATGTTTCATCAAGAATAAGCAAGTTTGTATTAGCAGAATTCTTCAATTTGGCAATTTGCCTCCATGAAAAAAGTAGAGCTAAGTCAATTCTCGATTTCTCTCCTTCAGAGAAGGAAGCATAACTAAATTCATCGCGATGACGTGATTTGATTGTTTCATTGAATGACTCATCTAAATCAAACTTAACAAAGAAGTCTAGGATATTAAGATACTTATTGATAAGCGTATTCATTACTGGAAGATATTGACGAATAATTTTTGTCTTAATTCCAGTATCTTTAAGTAGTTCGCCAATGGCATCATAATATGATCGTGTTTCAAGTTGTGATGACTTATTTGCTAATGCACTTTCATATTGAGTCTTTCTCTTATCTAAATCAGATTTTGCTTCTTCAGTATCTGTTAGTTTATTAGCATTCGCGTTTTGAGTTTGAAGCTCTAACAATTGTTTATGTAAATTAGTAATTAGATTTTGATTAGATCTAATGTCAGATAGAATATCTTGAATTTTGTTATATGCTTCATTTGCAGATTGAAGCTTTTCATTTGCAGCTTCTATCTTATCTTCTAGTAATTTTAAGCCATCATTCAAGTCCTGTGCTTTCTTATGAGCTTCATCCTTTTTAATCTCTTTTAAGTCATCACTAATTACTTGATTACACGTAGGACAACAGTCATTATCTTCAAAGAACTTTGCTTCTTTTACAACCTTCTTTATATTTGTATTGATTTGAATTTTAAACTCATTTAAAGATGCTTGCTTGTCACTAGCTAAATCTCTTTCTTTTAATCGAGATGGAGCAACCTTATCATAATTAGATTGCAACTCAATATTGCGCTTTTCGAGAAGACTAATTTCAGAAGCTATCGACTCAATTTGCTTAAGAGCTTTTGTCGATTGCTGAATATCGATATTCTTTAACTCTTCAATATGCTTTGTTTGAAGAGAGATTTGTTCTTTAATAATATTGATTTGGTGATCAGTATCTAGAATATCGCTCTTTATTTTAGACGATCTCTCTTTAACAAGAGTATTCATCTTTGTGAAAATTCCAATATCAAGAAGATCCTCAATTACATTACGCCTTTGGTGTGAAGGCAATTGCATAAAGGGGATGAAGTTGCTTGAACCAAGAACAACAACTTGATGAAATGATTTATGGTTTAACTTAAGAATGTTTGTTTCGAGAATCTTCTGATAATCTCGACTATGTGACTCTTGATTGAGAAGCTTATCATTATGATAAATCTCAAATATATTTGGCTTCATGCCACGAACAATACGATATTTATTTGGACCAATAGAGAATTTTACCTCAACCAATAGTTTCTTATTATTAATACTGTTGATTAATTGAGGACGATTAATATTACGATGTGGTTTACCAAATAACGCATATGATATTGCGTCTAACATCGTAGACTTACCAGCACCATTAGATCCAACAACAAGTGTTGCCGAATCTCTGTTTAGTTGTATAACTGTTGGAGTATCTCCTGTTGATAGGAAATTCTTATATGATATAGATTCAAATATTAGCATTATATAGATTCTAACTGTTGAGCTTCAACGTATAGTTCTTGAAGCATACTCTTAAGCTTATCGGTTTCTAAATCGGTTTCTATAGAATCGACATAAGTATTAAGTAGTGTAGGCGTGTCAACCGTAGATATATTGTCGTCATTAACATTCTCTCCTGCATACTCATCAAAAGTTTCAACGATTTTAACTTCAAACGGTTCATATGATTGAATTCTATCAATAAATTTATCAAATTCATAAAGATCCTTCTTCGATATAACTATAACTTTTACATACGTTCCACAAACATCATCTTTTGTTATTACTTCAGTTTCGGTATCATTATATCTTATTCTGCGAAAGAGTACATGTTTATTTTTTATTGGTGTTAATTCACGAGTTTGAGTATCTATAGTATGGAAATACTTAGGATCGCCAGCATCAGACCAAGTTAATTCCATTTGTGTTCCAAGATAATATATGTTATTCTTGTTAGATTTAGTATGATAATGACCAGATAAAACCATTTCATATCGAGAAAATAAACTTGCATTTAGGCCATGTGAGGAAACAGGTAAACCTTTACCCATTTCAAATCCATGTAACTCTAAATGCGACACAAGTATAGATGATTTAGATTTTGAAATAAACTCCATACATTGATCATGATTATCATGAGTCATCCAAGGTAAAAATCCAATACTCAAACCATCGAACTCTTTATCTGTTGGATCAATATGAATATGAATCCTATCATTATATTGAGTTAAAATCTGTTGAAGCGAGTTTAAAGAATTAGTATTTTTCCAGTACACATCATGGTTTCCAGGAATAATATCCATTGTCATATCGTATTCATACAACTTAGAAATAAAACATTCGTATGCGTGTTCTAATACTTTGTAGTTGACGTATTTACGATGATCAAAGAAGTCACCTAGATGTAAAATCTGCTTGATATCATTCTCAATGCAATACGGAAAGAATACTTCATCAAAGAATTTTGATGCATAGTTCATGAATATATCCGAACCATTCTTTACCCCAAAATGGGTATCATTTAAAACTGCTATTTTACTCATAATCTAAATTAAAAGAAAAGCTCAACACCATTGAGAGCATCGTTTTTCTTTATCTTTTTCGAAAACTCTTTTATAACTTCATCTTTATCTTTAATTGCTTTATTTTTAGCACGAATGGTATTGATGATGTTATCTGAATCTGAGTTTGGCATTTCTGAATCAAAATCTGCAAATGCATCTGCGCCTGCATAGGCGATGTACCGTTCTTTTATATCTTGTTGCTTCTTTTCTTTAGCTATGCGTCTAAGAAAGGCAAAGTACGATATTTGTGTAAAATACGCGAATGCGTTTGGCAATCCAGTTCGTGTAGCCTTATCTACATTATAGTTCATAATAGCCTTAATACAGTTTTCAACTGCATCCATAACCATCTCTTCTCTATATGTGTATCCAATGAAGTTGGGCTTATGAGATAAACCTTCACATATTTTTAAGAAACACCTTCCTATATAGTCAGTAATTGGTGGCTCTTCGTTATTGTTATTACGAGATTCATTAACACTTCGAACATAATCAACCACTGCCTGAGAAAATTCTTTGTTATTAACGTAATGCTCTTTTGCGCGACGCGCTCTTTCATTTTTCATAATATATATTATACTCTAATTAATTAGATTTGTAAATAGTTAATTTATAGGTTTACACACTCCGCATAAAGTGTTATAATTGGTTTAATCAACCACCCAATACCTCAGTTCTGTTTCCAATCCCATCTCGATTCTGATTTTTTATTCAGTTCGTTAAAGAAGCTTTCCATTGAACCTAGATTATCAATGTCATCATTATCATCTTGATGCATAGTGTTTTCTTCAATATTTCTAATATTATTAATCAGTCTATCATAAGTGATATACTTTAAATAATACTTAATTAATAATGGTGAAGTACTACTTCGAGCAATAATCTGTGATGTATTTAATTCAATAGGATCATCATCAGCTAACATCCATCGTCTTAATCTGACATCTATATTAGTGTTGAATAATTCTAATGGATTAATAATGTGTATTATTCCAGTATCCTCATCGATTTCTAACTCCTCAGCTATAACGTGTGATCCGTCAGATAGCCTATATGTCATTAGGTTTTCTCCGTATAAATCTTCGTAATATGTGTTCATTTCATTAATACCTCGTGTATGTTATAGTTGAAACCCTCTTTAGCATAAATCTTAATTCTATTTATAGCATGGGAATGTGTATAGTTTTTATGCTTTTTCCAACAAAGATTATCAGATAAGTCATAAACGATCGTTCCTTGACCGGAATCTGATTTTCTTAATCCACGGCCAATCGATTGCAACACTCTAATTTGAGACTTTGTTGGTGCTGCAAATACAATATTATGTAAATTTTTTACGTTAATTCCAGTTGAGAATGTACCAACCGATGCAACAATGATTGCTCCTGTCTCTTTTTCAGTTAGTTCTCTAATTCTCTCTCGTTCCTCTGCGTTCACTTCTCCCGATACAAAGAACACGCTTCTTCCCTTTGCTCTATCTTTGATCATTTTATATAAGACCTTTCCATGCTTATTTACAAGGTTATATAATACAAGCGTGTTCCCACTTTGATCTAATGCGAGATTTGTTATGAACTTATTTCGCGATTCATTTGAAACAATAAAATCGATTTCATCTTGATATTTGGCTTTGGCCATCGATTTTTTAATTTCATCAGAATAATTGAGTACTAATGACTTGATAGTTAAATCAGCTAATGTTTCTGAATCAATCAATTCCTTTGTTGTCGTTACTTTATATGTAGGACCAAAGCTTCCTTCTAATACTAACTCATTAACGTATCCACCATCAAGAGTACCTGTTGTACCAATTCTAAAATATGCTTTATTTAATCGATTCATGATAGTCGTTAAGCTCTTTGCTTTGAACGTATGAGCTTCATCACCAACAATCATGCCATATGATGTGAACCAATCAAGAGGTAATTTAATGGCACTTTGCCATGTAGTAATAATAATACTCGCATCGATATCAAACTTTTCTTTTCCAGAATATATCTTATGTACGTCTTGTTCAGTATCAAATTCTGGATCATTAGTTGAGTAGTCAGTAAAGTCTTTTGTCATTTGTTCAACAAGCGAAGTAGTAGGAACTACAATAAGAATCTTTCTATCCATATCTTTTGATAGAAAATATCTCGATAGCATATAAATGATAAGAGATTTGCCTGATCCAGTGGGAGATAGTAAAATAGCTCGTTGGGATTTGGCTGCTTTTTTAAATGCGTCTATTTGGTAATCTCTCGCCTCAATTATATTGCCACTAGAACACAAAGGAAGCTCCTGAATAAATTTATCGAGTTCTTCATCAGTAGCACTGAGAGTTGGTCTTATATCAGAATCTACAATAAGTTCGTAATTTCTATCCTTTGCAAATTCAGCAACTTTACCTAATAATCCAAACGGAAGTTGATGCGATCTCATATCGAATAAACGAACCTTTCCGTCCCACATTTTATTACGATATGCTGGCATAAATTTATACCCTTCAACATAGAAAGTAAAGTACTCACTTAGTTCTCTTAATATCCCAGAATCATCAGATTCTAAAACTATATGAGCTTCATTTTTCTTTCTCGCACGAATCATTACACCCCAGAAGTAAACTTCTTAAAATCTAAAATATTCTTAATGTGACCATGTCTCCAACGAAGGTTATTCATAATCTCTTCAAGAGTCTCTACAACAGTCTTTTGATATTCGATTTTACCATTAATACGAACAATATCTTCGTCTGTCTTATAAAACATATCCATATCTGATTTTAGTGGCTTAGACATTCCATCAAATGGATCATATTTCCATGACCTTTCATCAATTTGTTCTTTCGTCATTTTACCATTATAGTAAAGCCATTTATCTTTCTTTATCTTATCAAGCTCCATTTCATTTTTCTTTAACTGTAATTTAGCCAAAGAAAAAAGCTCAAGATATTTGGAATGCAATTTAGCAGACTTTACTGTTTCTTCATCAAGGTTGAGATCGTCTATTTTAACGTCTTCAGCCCACATTTTCATTATATTATCAAGTGTCATCATATTATAAGGATATTTATATCACAGAATTTATCTAATTATTTCAAAGTAGTCATAGCGAATTGATACGGTGCTTTGTAAATATTCGATGGCAGTTGTTTGTGTAGAAAATTCTACACCGCTCAACGATACTGGTATGGCATTTACAAATCTAATTTGTTTGTTTATATTATTATGGCTTGTTAATATTGATAAAATAATATCGTGTTTAGAAGAAATCGTTTCATTGGCATTGGATTGTATCCATTCAAATACCTCAGTATAGTTTTTCATATCTTCATCAACCATAAACGTTAAATCAAGAGCGTCATATGTTATTTTATCACCTGCTACAAACCCTTGATAGTTTCGAAATCCTGCTTCAGTCTCTGCTAGCGATAACGTTGGAAGACTACACGTAGTAATAAAATATTCGAGATTTGAAAATTTAGGAGATTCAATTGTTACTCTAAATCCAGTTGGAATGAGCATATTAAAATTATCTGTTAGTTGTGTCATACTTATATTTATACAAAAAAAGTGGAGGCCTCGAAAGACCTCCACTTAAATGAAGTGTTAATACTTACTTAATTAACCAGCAACGTTGATATTTGCAACGCCGAATGTACGGAAGTAAGGGTTTGAATCAGCAGAACCAACACCAGTTGCAATTCCAACAAATGGATTTTGTTGCATACCGTAACGAGTCTTGAAAGCAATCTTCGGTTGGAAAGTTGCTTCGTCAACTGCACGAACCATAGTGAGAGGAACGTATGGGCAGTAGAACATACCAGCATCGTATGGGTTAGTTCCACGATAGCCAACTGTTACATAATCAGAACCTGCATATGGGTCGATATAAACCTTAGTGCGACCATTAAGAACACCTGCGAAAGTGTTACCTGTGTCATCAACATTAAGGTTAGTTGAAAGAGCTGGGCTATAGTCAAGAACACCTGCTGCAGCAAGAGCTGAAGCTACGTTACTTGAACATACAACGAAGTTGCCTTTACCGCGACGAGTTTCCTTAGCAATAGCATTTGCTTCGATCTCAATTTGGAACATAAGGCTCTTGAACTTTTCAACTGCCCAACGACCGTCAGCATCAGTAGCAAGGTCGAAAGTACCATTGACAGGAGATACTGATTCGTTTTGGAAACCAGGCTTAGCAACTGCGTTGATAGTTTGAATAACTTCGCGATTGATTTCAGCAAGGATTTCAGTTGAAAGGATGTTTGCAAGTTCTGATTCAGCATCCAAGTTGTGGATAGCTTTAAGATCTTGAGCAAGCTCCATTGTGTATTCAGCCTTAAGAGCACGTGTCTTAGCTTCAACAACCGCTTTCTCGATAGTGAAACCCATATCGCCGAAAGATGCACCACCACTTGTACCAAGTGCTTCACCAGCATCCTTAGTCATAGCTTCACCAGCAACACCAGCTAAAGAGCCAGCTGCTCCAGAGAAAGCTATGTTAGGCTCGCCTGTATCACCAGCACCATTATCAGGTCTGAATGCTTCTGTATCACGTGTAGTAATTTTTGGAGTCGATGGAGATTCGTCAGCACCGTCGTTATAACGGCTCTTCATCGCGAAGATAAGACCAGTTGGTCCAGACATTGGCTGAACACCAGCGATATCATAAGCGATAAGATTTGGCATTGCACGACGTACAAGTGAGATAAGAACTGGATCGAAATTGCTTACAGCACCAGTTGTTTGGTTATTTTCGTTAAGAGAACCATACTGAGCAGCTTCTTGCTTAAGAGCATTTTCAGTATTTTCGAGAAGCTTAGCTGTTACAGCCTTGCGGTAGTTATCTTGAATAGCAGGCGCATCAACGTGCTCGAGCACTGGTGCCCACTTTTTAATATCATTTTCTGCGTTAAACATAATTGTTTCTTTCTTTTATATTGTTGTAAGTGTGGTAATTATTTACCGTGGGGATTGTTTTCTTTAATTCTTGTGAGAGCTGACAAATACTTTTTCATATCAGATGATATATTTTGATTAATACCAACTTCGCCCTCTACAATTACTTCAGTTTCGGAATCTGTATCTTCGAAGATTTCTTGAGATGCTGCGGAAGAAAAGACTGAGGATTTGATAGTTGTAACTTTTTCAGCGAATGCTTCTTCAGATACAAATTCAACTTCTTCAGTAAGAGCTTTCATCTTTTCAATTTGTGTAGATGTAAGATCTTCAGTTTGCTCTGAAAGAATTTTCTCGCGTAAAAGCAATTCAACCTTTTCAGAAAGTGCAAGAGCTTCAGCTTCTGCTAATTCAAGACTTTCTTTAATAGCTGCATTTTCACTTTCGAGTTCATCGAACAAATCAGTCTTTGATTCTGGTACTTCAATATAGCTTTCAACAAATAGATTCTTAAGAGAACCCATGAAGTCTTCAGCAATTTCAGTACGCAATTTAGAATCTACTTGAATTTGATTTTCCTCAATATATGATTCGACGACATAATTTAAATAGTCATCAATCTTATTGATAAGGCTTTCTCTAATTTCAGTAACTTCTTCAATCAGATTTTGTTCGTATTCTTCCTCTAAACGAGCTTTCTCAGCAACAATCTTTTGAGATACGGCAGCTTCAAATAATATAGATGCCTTTGCTTTGAAATCTTCGGTTAGATTTGCTTCAGCAGAAATAAGAAGATCGAGATCTTCCGTTTTTGCACTTGCTCCAGTGTGTGATGCCTTACTAACAGATTTTATTGAATCTGTCTCATCAGTTGGTTTAACTGATTTTGCATCACCAACTGCTTTTGGTTGTTCACCAGCTTTTGTTGATTTTTTAATATCAGCAGCTGTAACAGCAGCTTCAGCTTCTGCATCTTTAACGATAACAGCAGTTGTAGCATCACCAGTTGCAGTAGGTGGCTTAGCAGCTTCTTCCATTTCTTCTTCATCTTCAGACTCTTCGTCTTCATCTTCAGATTCCATTTTCTTTTTATAGCCTTCTTCCATTTCTTCTTCATCTTCGTCTTCGTCTTCGGACTCTTTCTTAGATGATTTAGATTCTCCTAGAAGAATGCTTTTAATTGCATCAGAATAGCTTTGTTGTTCAGTAACTTCTTCGGCAGTATCCTGCACAAGCTCCTGATCCTCAAGTAAAGCTTCTTCAGTGATGTCTTCAATAATATCTTCTGACATATATTTACTTTCTTTTTTAGATTAGAGATTGGAGAGGAAATCTTGCCAAACGTTTACTTGTGCCTCTGAGAGGCGTTTCGTCGACGCTTTTCTGATCTCTGTCTCATATTTTTCAATTTGTTGAGGCTTTAGAAGACCATTATCCCAAATCCATTCTACACCTTCCATAATACCTTCAACGAAGGCTGATGGAGCAGAGGGATCTTGAACAATATCAATCGTATTAAGAATAAAATCATCCTTAACATACGATTTACTTTCTCTTCTCTCAACTGTACCCATACCACGACTTGAAACACCAAGCTTAACACCACCTTCAACGAGACCTTTCACTATTTTACCCATTGGTGTGTCAAGAATTAGTGCTTTTCCAACAACATCATTACCTTTCCAATTAAGTTCAGTAATGCGATGTGAAACTTTATCAAGGTTAATTTGAGGACCTTCTGGGTGATTTAATTCACCTACAGCTCTTCCAGTTTTAACCTGTTCCGTAATGTATTTACTACATGCTGCCTCGAGGACAGACTTTGGATAAATTCTTTTGTTGCGATTTTCTTGTTCGGCTTGCATAAAAACGCCTTCAATGAAAACATTCTTTTCGCCGTTATCTTTTGCTTCGGTAATATATTGTACCGATTCTAAATGTTCTGTGATTAATTTCATTTTTAATTATGAGTCCATTGCACCAGCTGCATATTCATTTGACCAAATAGCCGCTGCGAATGTTCCCTTTGGAAATGGAG